CCAAGACCTTCGACAACATACCCTGATTGCTCAAAAACTTTACCGAGGTCTTTGATATTCTTTGGATCAACAATCACATCGATAACAGAGTTAAATGCTTTTCCTAGAGAAGTTCCTAATTGAGCCATCATAGGAGCAAGCGCGGGGAACAGCTTAGTGCGAAGTTTTTCTAAACCTTCTTGTACAGCTGGTAGAAGAGTCTCGGCTACGGCGTCTCTAATTTTCTTAAGTGCTGGTATAAATGTACCAACCATATACTTTACAAATTCACGGGCAGCTGGAGAAAGACCCGCTAAAGCATCTGCGTATGCGTCAACGCCGGCAGCAGCGCCTTTATTTGCTTTTGCCTGGTCTTCTAGTGCTCTTTCAAGATCATCGTACGCATCTTGAATTTGACGAATAATGTCTTCTTGTCGGTCTGCGTACTTCTGTCTAGTTTCTTCAATTTTCTTTTCTGCGTCAAGAATCTTTTGAGTGTTTTCAAGCTTAACAGCTGTAATGTTTGCTTCAGCCTCTTGCTGGCTACGCAGTGCGTCACGCGCGGTTTGAGCGACGTTGGCTTGTGCCTCTTCTTGGCGCTCTAGTGCATTGATGTACCCAGCAGTATTTTTAGGGTCTCCTGCTAACTTGTCTTGCTCTTTTTGAAGATCTTGATTCTTATCCTTAGCACGGCGTAAACCAAGTTCAGCCTCAGCAAACGCAAGCTGTGCTTCACGACGAGCACGGGAATTTGGAGGTAGATCTTGAGTACGCTGTAAGGTCTCACGAGCCTTTTCAAGAGTAATAGATGCGCGCTTCTCTGAAAGCGCAGCATCCTCTGCGTCAAAGCCAATCTGTTGAATTTCTTCACGGCCATCTTCCAATGCTTTTGTAAGTTCAAGTTGCGCGTCCTTGAGGCGATTATTCGCCTCGATCATTGACTCGGTATTTTTTTCTTTTACTGAAGCTAGTTTGGCGTAGGCTTCTTCTTCTTCGGCAGCAGCGTCCGCAATGGCATCAACCTTGTCTTGCTCTGCCTCAATCATGTCGGCGATTCGGTCACGTTCGAGACGGCGACCGTCTATGACTAGTTTCTCGATGCGCTTTTCGATATCTTCAATTCGACGAGCAGCTGCGATTTTTGCAGCGGTGTTATCAGTAGTAGCTTTCTTTGAAGCCTTAAGGCCAGCTGATATAGCTTTAGAAACTCCAGAAAACGCTGCAAATGCTGTTACAGCTGATAGCCCAATTGCCGTGAATATACCTGGTAAGACTACAAGAGATGGAATTGCTCCCGCAACTGTTCCTGCAAGAGCTACAAAGCCTCCAGCAAGAGATCCAATACCAGAAAGAAGAATAGAAATTAAGGGACCAAGCGTGTATCCAGTTCGTACTAAGGATTGGAATTGCGCACGAGCTTGCAAAGCTTCTCTGCCAAAAGAGCCAAAAGAGTTTGCTAGACTGTCTCCAACTCCAGAGTTAAATCCCTTAGAAAAACTTTTTCCTACACTTTTTCCATCACGCTCTAGACTGATGCCACCTGCTGCTCTTTTAACTTCATTTTCAAAGCCAGTTGTTATAGCTCTTACAACTATATACGCATCGCCAATTACTGCCACTTGGTCACCTCCTTCCTATTTCTTTTTTAATATTCTTATCGAGTAATCGGACCGTCGAGCATGTCGCCAAAAGGCTGATCTGCTGCCGCGTTTACGTTAGTTGGTTTCATAAAAGGTTTTACTGCTTTTTGCTTCTGCAAAGGATCAAAAGGAACTATCTTTTCTTCTTCCTCTTCAGACATAAACTCAAAGTTGTCAAAGTTCTTACTAACGCCTCCGCCTGCTGTATTAGAGCCTGCCTTAGTAGAGTAAGCATATGAAGAGTTGTAAAAGTCTTGATAGATAGCTACACGCGAACGATCTCTACCTTCTGCCTGTTCAACAGTTGAGTAGAAGAGATCATCTTCAAAGAAGTAGTGCAAGACATCTAGCATATCGCTTGCCTCCATTTCTTTTAAGTTTAATCCGTTCACGAGTGCTTTTCCGTTAATATAGGGCCAGAGATCTATTCCCCAGGAGAGGAGACTTCTGGCCCCTCGTTCGGGCGCGAAGAGTACACTTCAACGAGCCACCCGCTAATCTCTCCTAGTTTTTCCATTTGAACAATCTTTTCTGGGTGCACTAGAAGTGCGTTAAAGCGCTCGTAGCTTTCTTCAATAAGCGCATGCTTAAAGAAAAAGTTAATTGCGTTGGCAGCTTCAGCCGGATCATCAGAACTTGATTTGGCAACTAGGTCTAAAAGAACCTTGCCTTGCAGCTCTGGACGGCAAAAAAACTCTTCACCGTGAATCTTAAACGATACCGACTCTTTTTCGCCTGCATCGTCAGAACCAAAATCTTTGAACTTGGTCATTATTTCTTCCTCCGTATTGTGTTGGTGTCTTTATTAAAGCACGTGCTTTAATTCTAGGTTATCTTATCAAATAAAGGTTATCGGTGAGGTACCTATTTGGCCTTGTTCCAGGGTGTTTCACCGCGTGCGTATAGATAACTCTTCCGCCCGAGCTAAACCTTAAAACTTGAGCGCGATTAGGCGTAATGATGTGTGGTCGTGTACCTTCATGGTGCATAAGCGCATAGCTTAAAGGTGAGCCTATACGTATCTGCTGACCCAAAGGATCACGCTCTTGTCGCATGTGTATAGAAGCTTTTAAGCGTCCTGTCTTTACGCCAACCTGATTTTTAGCTGCTGCCATGATAAGACGACCACGAGCAAAAAGGTGTCGCCCTACTGGACCGTACGGATCATTTAGTAAAAAGTCAAGAGCGCGCGGACGAAAGATTATTGTTGTTTTAGTTACTGCCATTATGGGACCACCATAGATACCTGCATACGAACGGTCTCAAAGCCGCCCTCAGGGTTTCCCGCCTCGACAGTTGCAATAACGCCCATGCCGTATTCGTTCTCTTCCCATTGGTCAAGACGGCGAATAAGCTCCATAAATAGATAGCAATCAACCGCCGCGATCTCTGAACCCTCTTGGATTTTTTCTCCCGTAGGAGCCTTGCCGTTGTTTCCAACTACAGGGATCTGTCGTGACACGGCAATGCTCAGCACAGCGGTTCTTGGTTGCGTGCAGCGTTGAGGTTGACTTGCCTGATCTCCAGGAAGACCTAGATACATTTGAATGAATGACACAGAGAGCTGCTCGCAGTCAATCGCAGGTTCGCCCATTAGCCAAAAACGACGTGAAGGTAGGTCTACGTTATACTCGTCGTAGGTAGCAATTACCTTAGCAAGAACTGCGTCAAGAAAATCCTTAAGATGCAGCGCTCTAGAATCAACTGTGGAGATATCAACGATTGGCATGTCGCGTCTCCTAGTTGTCTAGTGTATACGTTGGTGTGGTAGCCTTACCTAATTGAAGAATCAGGTTACCGGACGCAATATACACAGTTTCGTCGCCTTTTGTCGCGTAAAGATCCCACGTGCCAGGGTCTAAGAATCCAGCGTAACCGTATGCGTCTTCATATGTGACAGAAAGTGTAAGTGTGTCACGTGACTCGTTAGTTACAAGAGCTGTGCCGGTGTCTGCGCCGTACGCGACATTGGTAGCAACCTTTGCGTACATAAACGTTGTAGTCGTAGGTACCTCGCTGATGTAGTACGAGCCGTTAAAGGTCGCATTGATGCCTGAGATTGTCACGTAGTCGCCTACTGAGAACCCGTGAGCAGTAGACGTGGTAATAATTGCCATGTTATCTGCAAGCTGCTTATGTGAAATAGACTTAGAGATGTCTGTAGTGATCGAGTTAATAGATACAGCGCCTGAGCCAAGATCTTTTGTCTTAGTTCCGCTGTAGTTTCCAATCTTAATTGTTGGGATCCAGTCGTCATTTGTCACAAGGAACGCTGCATTGATGTAGTCAATGTTTACGTCAAGTGATCCGCCTTCTGAACCTGTAATAAACATATCTAGTGTAGTTCTAGGCAAGATTGGAGGCTTAGCAACGTGACGACGAGCACGTGGAACGTCTGGGCTAAATACCTTAGCTTTTGCGCGGGCCTTGTCTGGGTTTGAAGACTTAAGGAAAAGGTCTACTATGTATAAGCCTGTACGAAGCTCGTCAATAAAGTCCTGGTTATCAAGAACTGTGTATGAAACGCCTTGACGTGAGATGGCGGTAATACGTTGCGGCAACGCACAATCGTCATCGCCTGACCAAAGCTTAATAAATTCTGTAGCAAGAACACGAGCAGCTGCTTTTCCGGCCGCAGTAGGAGGAGCTCCGTAAGTGTACGTTACCTCGATGTTGCAAGGAGCCCATGATGTGCCCTGACGCGCTTGAAGTGTTGAATGATCTACTAAATAATAATTTGAAGGGTCTACTATAGATCCTGCACGGTTGCGAACCGAATGAATAGCCACTACTGGCCTTCCACGAAGGCGCAGACGTGTTGAAGGTGACATACCGTCTGTTGTAAGCTCAGCGTAGTCATCAAATTCATCAAAAGGAATGTTGTATAGCTCGCCGCCAACTAGCTCGGGAGTGTAGTTGCTAGAAGAAGCGCCTAAACGATACGCACGGGAAGAGCAAACGTACTTTTCTGTTACAGTAGTTACGCCGTTAAACTTTCGGCCAGACATAGACCATAGAAGCTGCGATGCAGTTTTAACGGCTTCATATGCATATTCGCTATTCGCGTATGAGTCAAGCTCGTCTACTGAAACCCAAAGGTTTGACACTTATTTGTCCTGTCTAATCGTCGTTAGTTTATATCTTAATAGAGGAGCGGCATGCCTGTGTTGGTGGTAACACATCGGCATGCCGCTCACATTCTATTATTAAGAGGTTGGATCCTCTGTAGACGCGATAATGAAGTCTACGTCGTTATCAGCGTTGTAGTTTTCATTTCCTGGAACGTTGTATGAAGATGTTGAACCCTGTGAAGTGAAGTCTGTCACTGCACGTGAGTTAGCGGCTACTAAAGCTGTACCAGCGTCTGATGTAGATGCGATAGTGCCTGATGTTGTTGTAGTGTATGTGAATGTTGTAGTTGTTGGTACAGCAGTAATCGTGTATGTACCGTTCAACGCCGTGCTAGTTAGACCAGAAACAACTACTGAATCGCCAGCTTCAAATGTATGAGCTGCAGAAGTAGTAACAGTTGCAGTAGCGCTTGTACGAGCAACATTGTTGATTGTCTTTGAGATATCTCCGTGCCAGCGGTAGAAGCCCTTACGGCCTGTTGGAGCCCAGTATGAACGAGCATATGAGTATGGACGCTCTGTAGCTGTTGGGAACTCCCAGCGCTCATCAAGACCCGTTGAGAATGCTGTGTTGCCAAGTCCGTAACCTTCGAATGTGTTTGCAAGCAAACCGTTCTCAATTACGCGGTCGCCTGAAAGGCGAAGCTTTGCGTATGGGAATACCCAGTGGAAGTAAGGAAGTGTTGAAGCCTTCTTACCATCGATGATTGCATGTGACCATGTCTCGATAGCAACACCGTTACCAGCAGGATCATCACCTGTTGCAGGAGAAGACCAACCGATTGACTTACGATCTGGTGAAGCGTATGTGCCAAGGTTCTTACGAAGCAGTAGACCGCCTGAAAGAAGCTGTGTTAATTCTGGGTCTGGCTCACAAATTGCAAGTTCCATTGTGATACGCTTTAGAGTATCTGGAGACTTGTATGTTACGCAGACAGCGCCGTTAGCGCCCTTTTCTGTGATTTCATCGCCTTCTTCGTATTCAGGTGTGAATGAAAGACGCATGAACGCAGATGTTGTGTAGCTGTCGCCAGGCTCATTCAGGAGGTTGCCAGACGCGTCAAGTCGAGTTACTCGAATTGAGACGCCCTGAATACTGGCGGCGTATTCTTGAGTTGCCATTGTTTTTTGTTTCTCCTTATTTAGAGGCGGTAGTTATAGGTTGTTATAGAGCTTATTCTATGCCGTCAGATCAACTCTGACTGCGAGATGGATAGACGGGTCAAAGTAAACCGCCGCTGGGCGAATTGCCTTAATACGCATATCGTTCTGATTTCCTGCCACATCATAGCTCTGAGCTAGA